CGATAAAGACTTCACAGAGAAAGACGCAAAAATCCGATATGTATGTGTGAATGTGTCGAGTCTGTCAAGATTGATACAGCTAAGCGAAGAATGTGCAGAGTACATACAGGCGGTGTCAAAATATCTGCGTACAATGTCGCAAGACAATCCGACACCTAAGAGCGAAAAGGAAATTATTGAAAATCTCAAAGAGGAAATAATGGATATACAGCTCTGCCTTGACTGCATTGATGTTGATATGATTGATTACAAAATCTATGAGCGTAAACTAAATCGGTGGGTAAGACGATTAAAAGGTAATGCGTAAACGTATGTAGCATTGCGAGAAATCGCCGTACAGCGATTTTTATGGATAAAAGGTAAAACTAATAGTCTGAAATAAAAATCGCTTAAATCGGCTGTAAATCAAAAATAAGGGCGGTGTATAGTTTGACGGTAAAGGAATACCTAATGCAAATTAAAAATCTTAATGATTTTATCAACTCAAAATGCAGAGAAAAAAAACAATTACATTCTGACTTAATGACTTTGCAATCGGTAAAGTTGGGGGACAAGGTTAAATCGTCTGTATCAGTGGACAGTATGCAAAGAACAATCGAAAAAATTGATGATATGGAAAAAGAAATTGACAAAGAAATAGACAACCTTGTTGATCTGAAATATGAAGTTAGGCAGAATATAAACAAACTGTCGGATAATCGCTTTAAGACGGTACTCATTGATTATTACATAAATGGGTTGACGTTTGATCAAATATCGGATAATACGAGTTACTGCAAAAGACATATAGAACGAATACACGGCAATGCTCTTGATGAACTTAGAAATTTACTTAAACTTGAATAATGTCCTTAAATGTCCTTTTATGTTACATCAATAGCTGTTAAAATAGTATTGTGGTTAAGCGGTAAGAAATTATTGCTTCGAGCCATATTTAATGCAAGCGGCGGGTAGGAGAATGCTTCTGTCTTGGCGTTCTCTCCGCCAACAACTTGCAACCGCCCGTCAGAGCGTTATCTGATCCAAGTGCGAGGATTTTTTTGCACTCCTTTTAGTTTGATTTTATGCACAAAAGCCGTTTCAACTGACGATTGGGGCGGCTTTTGTGTTACTTTTTTACACGATTGTACCGTGATTTAGCGGTGAAGGGAGGTGATTATATTATGGCTGTTACAGCACTACAGAGACGTATAAACAGTGTAACTGGCGTTAACCGCAGAAATGTCAATACTGCATCAAGACGCAGAGGAATCAGGAATACTTTTCGTAGAAAGTCATCCGGTGGAATGGGAGGCTAAAAATTGTCAGCTTTGATTTATGAATCAATCAAAGTGCAATCAAAAGTGACTGACACTGTTCTTGTCGGCTTTTCTGGCGGCAAGGACAGCATTGTTACTTTGGATTTGTGCTTTAAGTATTTTAAAAAGGTAGTACCTTTTTTCTTATATATTGTGCCTGGATTGTCGTTCCAGGAAAGGCAGTTACAGTGGTACGAAAACCGTTATCAAACAGAAATAATTCGGTTGCCTCACTTTGAGACATCAAATTTTATGCGGTATGGTACATTCAGAAACGAGGACTACTCTGTCCCAATTGTATCTGTAACCGACGAATATAATTATTTACGACAGCTTACTGATATTTGCTGGATTGCAGCCGGTGAACGAATAGATGACTCACTTATTAGGCGAGCAATGATAAAACATTCGAGCAGTATTGATATTCAGCGAGGACGGTTTTATCCTGTCGCTTACTGGAAAAAGCGCGAAGTGCTTGATTATATTAAATTTAAACGGTTAAGGCTTGGTGAAGACAGTAGACATCAAGGTTTTTCGTTTAAATCATTGGAGGGTAGAGAGCTATATATGCTCAAACAATTTTATCCGGACGATTATGAAAAAGTGTTAAGACTATATCCGTTTGCGGAAGCGTCACGAAAGAGGTATGAAAATGGCAATAAGTAAATTTCAAAGTTTTGTTACTGAAACAATCAGCAGAAAAGAAATAAAAAATGCGGACTATAACCCACGAATAATGGATAAAGAAGCAAAAAAGCGTTTGCGTGCAAACCTCAAAGAGCACGGGCTTGTATCGTCAATTACTTGGAATAAGCGTACAGGCAATATTGTTGGCGGTCATCAAAGACTTGAACAGCTTGATACACTTGAAAAAAATACTGATTATGATTTAACTGTGTGTGTCGTTGACGTACCCGAAAAAGAAGAAGCAAAGCTGAATGTTTTGCTTAACAATCCATCAATGCAGGGCGACTGGGATTTTGATAAGCTGGCAAATATGTCAGAGGATTTTAGTATTAGCCTCGCTGATATGGGCTTTACAAAAAGTGATGTAGACTTTATGTTTGACGGGGACGACCGATTTTCGGATTTGTATGAAACAGAAGAAGCTCACGCTATGAAAAACGACCTCGAAAAAATAAAAGCTGAGCGTCAAAAAGGTGCTCAGCTTTTAAAAGACAGAAATAATATAAATTTTTACTGCATCGTTGTTTTTGATGATGAAAACGAAAAAAAAGAGTTTTTTAAGGAAATTAACATTCCGGCAAATGAAGAATGTATTACGCTTGAACAGTTAAGACGCATAGAAAAATAACCCACTGCTATATAAACAGTGGGTTATATATTTCATCGATTGTTTTGTCGTCTGCGTCATCGGGAATAAATTTAATTAAATTGTCATCAATATCAAAAAGATTTAGTTTGCCTTTGACGTCAAACGGGTAGACAGGTTTAAAATCTGTCAGCACCCAAGCATAACTTTTTGTGTCTGGCATTGCTGACATTGCAGCATCCGCAAGATGTTTTTTTGAAAATGGCACAATGTCTGATATTGTAGCCACAATCAGTGCTTTTCCTGGAATAGTTCCTCGTGTTTTTGTGGCGCTTGAACAGATTAAGATTTCGCCACGATAGTCAGTCTTCCAAGTGCGGCATTCGACGGTCTTTTCACCCACCAAAATTTTTAGAGCCCATTCGGGTTTTAATGATAAACTTTTCATTTTTGCCTCCCTCAAAAATATATTGTTTTTATTCTTATTATATCATAAATTTTAAAAAAATCAATCAACTATTCAAAAAATATAGGAAGAAAGGTGAGATATGGCTAAAAAATATGATGTGTCCAAAGACAATAATCCGCATAATTTTGCAAACTTGCCGAAGGAAAAGCTGAAAAAATTAAGTAGCAAAGGTGGAAAAGCTTCAGCCGCCGCAAAAAAAGATAATCGTAAATTTTCAGAAATTTGTGATGACATATTAAAAATGCCTATCTCGGAGGGGGAAATATTTAAGTCAGAAAACGCTGATTTTTTTAATGAATTTGCTGGCAAAAATGTGTCAGTTAAAACAGCACTACTGCTTATGCAGCTAAAAAAAGGGCTTACAGGCGATACGACAGCCTTTAACGTTTTGCGTGATGTTGTTGGACAAACACTCGAAGCGGAAAAATACGAAAATAGTGAGAAATTCAAAAATGAACAAAATGGTACAAATTATAGTGGCATACCTGCTATTGCTGTGGCTGATGCGTTTATTGGCGTTCTGCGTGATATTGATGACAAAAAACACAGTGAGTACGTTTTCCCTGGCGGACGTGGTTCGACAAAATCGGCATTCGTATCGCTGAATGTTATTGACTTGATAATGAAAAACAATGATTTGCATGCTTGCGTGTTAAGAAATGTTGGAAACACGCTAAAAGACAGCGTTTACTCTCAAACTATGTGGGCGATATCAATGCTTGGATTGGAAAAAGACTTTACTTTTACAAAATCACCGCTTGAAATTACACGAATAGCAACAGGGCAAAAAATATATTTTCGTGGTGCTGATGACCCGAATAAAATTAAGTCTATTAAGCCACCGTTTGGATATATCGGAGTATTGTGGTTTGAAGAGCTTGACCAGTTTCGAGGTGAAGAGGCTGTGCGTAAGATTGAGCAGTCTGTTATTCGTGGCGGTGATTTAGCATATAAGTTTAAATCATTTAACCCGCCAAAATCAGCGTTGAACTGGGCTAACAAGTACATAAAAATTCCGAGAGCAGATAGGCTTGTTACGGAAAGCAATTATTTAAGTGTGCCGTATAAATGGCTGGGAAAGCCGTTTATTGATGATGCAGAATTTTTGAAAGAAACTAACCCTGTTGCATATGAAAACGAGTATATGGGTGTAGCTAATGGTTCTGGCGGTGCTGTATTTGATAACGTTAAGATCAGAGAAATCACAGACGAGGAAATATCGCATTTTGATAATATCTACAACGGTGTCGACTGGGGTTGGTATCCGGATCTATTTGCATTTGTGCGTGTGCATTATGCATCAGCTCAGCATACGCTTTATATTTGGCAGGAATACACTTGTAATAAGCAGAGCAATGAGCAGACCGCAAATAAATTAAAGGGACTTGGCATAACGGCTAATGACCTTTTAACGTGTGATAGCGCTGAAAATAAATCTGTCGGAGATTATAAAGCGTTTGGATTATTTGCGAGAGCGGCTGAAAAAGGTCCTAACAGTCGAGAATATTCATACAAATGGTTGCAGTCGTTAAGCAAAATTATCATTGATAATAAACGATGCCCTGTTGCTTATAATGAATTTATAAATGCAGAGTATGACCGTGACCGAGACGGCAATGTTATAAGTGGTTATCCTGACGGAAACGACCATGTGATTGATAGTGTCAGATATGCGACAGAACGAATATGGAAGCGGAGAGGTCAGTAATGAACATAATTACAGCGATTAAGGAATGGGTGAGAAGAATGATAACACGCTCTGATATAAAGTCAACTTACGGCTCTGATACAGCTATTACGGACAGCTTTGTGGCTGCTATAAACGAATGGGCGAGAATGTATGCTGGTAAAGCCGAATGGGTTGATAACGACAGCGTGCACAGCTTGCGGCTGGAGCAGTCAATTACGAGAGAATTTGCAAATACAGTTCTCAACGAAATGACAGCAACAGTCACCAATGACAAGCTTAATGAGATTTACAAGTCGGCTATTGAGGACATCAACAAAAACTTTCAACGAGGGCTTGCAACAGGTGCAATGGTTATCAAGCCTCTGGGTGCAGACAAAGTACAGTTCGTTTCGCAAGACGCTTTCGTGCCGATCGAATATGATGTCAACGGCAGACTTATAAAAGTAATCTTTCCAGAAGTCAAGCAGATTGCTGAAAATACATACTGCACAAGGCTTGAATTCCATTCACTTGATTGTGAAAAAGGTCTTACAATCACAAACAGAGCATTTCTAAGCCATACAAAAGATACGCTAGGCAGAGAAATCCCTCTTGGAAGTGTCGACGAATGGGCAAAGCTTGTCCCAGAAATCACATACCCTGCAATGCTCCGTCCTGCTTTTGGATATTACATCAATCCGATTGATAATACTGTGGATAATTCTCACGGCGGCGTTTCAATCTTCGAACCTGCAAGGCACCTTATAAGGCTTGCAGATATCCAGTTTGGACGGCTTGACTGGGAATTTGAGAGTGGTGAGCGTGCTATTTATGCTGATGAACTTGCACTTAAAACCACAGACGGGAAAAAACGTGATGTGCCTCGCCTTAAACAAAGGTTATTCAAAACAATCGGGGCAAATGAGGACTTTTTTAAGGAGTTTTCACCGGCACTTCGTCAAACTGATTTTCTTGCGGGACTTGACGCTTACAAACGCGAAATAGAGTTTGCCGTTGGTTTGTCCTATGGGGATATAAGCAGCCCGCAGAGCGTTGATAAAACAGCAACAGAGGTTAAGGTGTCTAAACAACGTAAATACGATACAGTAACGGCAATTCAGTCAAACCTTAAAAATTGCCTTGATGATTTGGTTTACGCTCTTGCTTTCTATAATTCAATGACGCAGAGTAACTACAAGTTCAATGTAAACTTCGAGGACAGTGTTCTTTCTGATGATGATGCAAAACGTACTCAGGACAGACAGGATGTTTCTATGGGCGTTATGCCGTTGTGGGAATACCGTATGAAATGGTACGGAGAGGATGAAAAAACAGCCAAAGAAATGACAGCAGGCGATAATGCCGAGGTAGTGGAGTGATGTAAATGCTCAAGCCAAATGAAATTGAAAAGGTTTCTATGGCTCTTGACGAGCCTATGAAAAGCCTTGAAAATCAGATTATGCAAGATATTGTCAGACGAATAAAAATTAACGGAGAAATAACACGCTCTGCTGATTGGCAGATTAACCGACTTCGCGAGATGGGTATGGCGAAAGAGGACATACAAAAAGCTATACAGCAAAGCCTTAATTTATCTGATGCCGATATAAAGCAAATGTTTTCAGATGTATTAAATACGGGCTATGCACACGATGAAGAGCTGTACACAGCCAAAGGCATAAGCCAAATACCGCTAAAAAGTAATGAGCCGTTACAACAGCTCCTCTCTGCTGTGTCAGAGCAGACCGCCGGCGAGCTCAAGAACATATCTAAGTCTTTAGGCTTTGCGGTTAAACAGCCAAGCGGCAAGCTGAAATTCTCACCTGTCGCAGAGTATTACCAGAGCACCCTTGACAACGCTGTTACAGGCATTGCAAGCGGTGCTTTTGATTATAATACGGTCATAAAGAAGACCGTTGCGGAAATGACAAACAGCGGCTTGCGTACAGTAGATTATGCAACAGGCTGGAGCAACCGTGTTGATGTTGCTGTAAGGCGGTCTGTTATGACAGGACTTTCGCAACTTACGGCAAAGGTCAACGAGCAGAACGCAAGAGAGCTTGGTACTGAATATTTTGAAGTTACATGGCACGGAGGAGCAAGACCAAGTCATCAAATATGGCAAGGAAAGGTTTACAGCAAATCTCAGCTTGTAAGCGTTTGCGGTCTGGGAACTGTTACAGGCTTGTGCGGAAGTAACTGTTACCATGACTACTATCCCTTTATTCCCGGCATATCTGAGCGTACATACACAGACGATCAGCTTGAACAGATGAATGCTGAGGAAAGGATAAAGGTTGAGTATAATGGTAAAGAATACACAAAATATGAAGCTTTACAGCGTCAACGAAAGCTTGAAACCACAATGCGGGCACAGCGGCAACAGATAAAACTGCTTGAAGACGCCGGTGCTGATGAGGACGATATAATCAATGCAAGGTGCCGTTATCACGGCACATCACAAGATTACACAGTATTTTCAAAGGCTATGAATTTACCTCAACAGAGGGCAAGGGTTACGGCTGACGGACTGGGTAATATTAGGGTTGAAAAAATGAAGAAAAGGGCAAAATATAGCCTTGACCCTGATAACAATCGTGTGTGTTCTGCAAGGGCTGAGGGATGGCATAGCAGGGCGGAAAGCTTAAAAAGTCAAACAGATAAAGAAAAAATCAAGGATATTATTCCAACCCAAGAGCAGAAAAACGCAATTGAAAACTATGTAAGTGGTGATGGAATGTATGTTAACCATTATTTGCGAGATGGTGAAAAAGCTGTTGCTGAAATGGGCGAGTTGAGAAAAGAAGATAAAGAACTTATTTCTAACCTTGAAAAAGCGACAAGTATTAAACATGACAACAAGGTGTTATACAGGTCGGTTGATGCAAGTGCAGTGTTTGGAGATATTTCACAGTCCGAATACGATGCTTTGCGAGATAAGCTGATGTACGGATTTGAAAATAAAAATGCAACAGACTTAATTGATAATGCTGTTGGAAAAACAGTAACGGACAACGGCTTTATGAGTACAACAAAAGACAAGGCGGTTGCACTTGATTTTGACGGATTTACAGGTTCAGAAAATCCAATTGTAATTGAATTTGAAAACGCTGACAAAGCACTTGGCTTTGAGCTTGAAAAGCATATGCCTGAACTTGACAAACAAATGGAACAGTCTGAAGTCCTATTGCATAACGGCACACAATATAAGATAAAGGGCGTTGGTGTGGCACAAGATGAGTATGGCGGTAAATCTATTTATGTTAAAGCTGAAATCGTTGACGATAAATTAAGTGAATCTGTTGTAAAAGTCCGCTGATGGTGGTATAATATGAGGAGCGGCAAGAAAAAATACCTCTTTGCTACCTACTCCCTCGCAAAAGAAGGTCTCGATGTTCCGTGTTTGGAACGTCTGTACCTCACTACTCCACAAAAGGATTATGCAGTAATAACGCAGAGTATCGGCAGAATTGCTCGTACTTTTGAAGGAAAAGCAGACCCGATAGCGTATGACTTCGTGGACGATATTCAGTATTTAGTAAAAGCATATAAAAAACGATGTTCGACCTATAAGAAGAACGGCTGCTATTTTGTAGAGGAAGGAGCAATTTAATATGAATGATAATATGAATAACTCAAACAAGATAATCCTCGACCTTTGCGGGGGAACGGGTTCGTGGAGCAAGCCGTATAAGAATGCGGGGTACGATGTGAGAGTAATCACTCTCCCGGAATACGATGTTTGTACTTTCGTACCTCCCTTCAAGAATGTATATGGCATACTTGCGGCAACTCCCTGTGATGAGTTCTCTATTGCTAAACATTTTCACGGGAAAGGAAATTACAATCACAACTTCAAAGCGGGGTTAGAAGTATGTGCCGCTTGCTGCCGGATAATTCTTACTTGTAACCCAACGTTCTATGCCATAGAAAATCCCGCAAACGGTATGCTTCGTAAATGGCTTGGAGAACCCACATTTACTTTCGACCCGTGGGAGTACGGACATAATTATCAAAAAAGAACGGCTCTTTGGGGCAACTTTAAAATTCCGTCACCCACGATAACGGAAAAACCGCAAGGTATGAAAAAATTCTCCATGCTGTTGAGCAAAGAAATCTACCCGGAATTTTATGGTATATACACACGAACGGAACGAAGAGCTATAACCCCGCCCCGTTTTGCACAGGCATTTTATGAAGCAAACCGTTAGGATAGGTTGGTGCTAAATCTGCGTGCTTTTGATAATATAAACTTAATTTAACCCAATAGTACACAATTAAATAAGTAAATTTAGCATTGTGGTAAGGACATAATTGTCCCTGACATAGTGCTATTTTTATACCCAAAAGACCGTTCCGAAGTCGTTAAACTACGGATAGTACGGGAGCAACCCCGAAAAAAGCGTAAACGAAAGGAGCATTTTTTAATGCACAGAGAATTTTTAAAGGACTTAGGACTCGAAAAGGACATAATCGACAAGATTATGACCGAAAACGGCAACGACATCAACAGTACAAAGCAAAAGATTGAATCAGAGCGTGACAATTACAAAGAACAGCTTGAAACCGCTCAGAAAACGCTTCAAGGCTTTGAGGGAGTTGACGTCAACGACTTGCAGAGCAAGATTACAGCATTGCAGAACGACCTCGCAGCAAAGGACACAGAATATCATAACAAGCTTGCCGACCGTGATTTCAATGATAAGCTTAACAGCTTGATTACAAAAGCCGGCGGCAGAAATTCAAAGGCAATTACAGCACTGATTGACCTTGAAACAATTAAAACAAGCAAAAATCAAGAT